ATGGAATTAACGAAAAATCAGACAATTCCTTTGGAAATCACCGGATACACAGCGGAAGGCAGCGGCGTGGGGCATTACCGCGGCATCGCCGTTTTTGTGCCGCTGGCCGCCGCCGGAGACCGGTTGGAAGTAAAAATTCTGAAAGTTGCCAAGACCTACGCTTACGGCAAAATTGAAAAAATCATCGCCGCATCGAAAGACCGCACGCCTTCGGACTGCCCGCAGTTTATGCGGTGCGGCGGCTGCGTGTTCCGCCACATCTCTTACGAAGCCGAGCTGCGGGCGAAGCAGCAGCGCGTTGAGGATGCGCTGGAGCGCATCGGCGGCCTGCGCTTCACCATGCTGAAACCGATCGTGGGCGCCGAGCAGCCGGACCGCTACCGCAACAAGGCACAGCTGCCCGTGGGAGCGGGAGCGGACGGGAAGGTGAGCCTCGGTTTTTACGCGACGCACAGCCACCGGATCATCGACTGCGAAGAGTGTCTGCTCCAGCCAAAGGAGTTCACCGCGGCCATGGAGGCTTTCCGGGAATGGGAACATGTGACGCGCGACAGCATCTACGACGAGTCGACGGGGCGCGGCCGCCTTCGCCACCTGTTCCTGCGCAAAGCGGAAGCGACCGGTGAAGTAATGGCCTGCGTGGTTGTGAACGGAAACGGCGTTCACAGGGAAGCCGAGCTGGCGGAGCTTCTGCACAAAAAGGTGCCGGGGCTGAAAAGCGTCGTCGTCAACGTCAACCGGGAAAAGACAAATGTCATTCTCGGGAAAAAATGCCGTACGGTCTGGGGGCAGGACTTTATCACCGACGAACTCTGCGGGCTGCGGTTCCGCATTTCTCCGCTGTCGTTCTACCAGATCAATCCGCGTCAGGCGGAACGTCTCTACGCCATTGCCGGGGAATATGCCGGCCTGACCGGGAGCGAAACCGTTCTCGACCTCTACTGCGGCACAGGTACCATCGGCCTTTCGATGGCGTCGAAAGCAGGCCGCGTGATCGGCGTGGAGATCGTAGAGCAGGCTGTGGAGGACGCAGGGAAAAACGCCGCGGAAAACGGGATCAAAAATGCGGAGTTTCTGTGCGCCGACGCGGCGAAGGCGGCGGATATGCTGAAAAACCGCAGCGTCCGGCCGGACGTCGTCGTGCTTGACCCGCCGCGCAAAGGCTGCGAGCCCGAACTGATCGATACGGTGGCAGCCATGGAACCGGCGCGCGTGGTTTGTGTTTCCTGCGACCCCGCCACACTTGCGCGGGACATCCATCTCTTTGCGCTGAAAGGGTACAAGACGGTGGAGGCGACGCCCGTCGATATGTTCCCCCGCACGGCGCACGTTGAGTGCGTAGCATTGATGTCAAGGGTAAAAGACTGATAAGTCAAGAAAGGCTTGATTCCAAGGCGCTTGCGGGGTTGATGACTAATTCGGCTGACCGGAGCAAGTTGCTTTGTGGAAACTTATCTACGGAGCGCTTCTGAAGCTGTTCCAGAATTCTGTCGCATAGTTGAGTTGCCAGATTAGATGTTAGCCTTTGAGGCAGTGGATTAGATGTTTTTTGATGCTGAGTGTCGAGGATAGATGTGAGTAAATGCAGTCGCGAAATTTACCATTTCTTTTATGGAATAGTAAAAAGGGGAGGGCTCAACTGTGGAGTACGTAGTAGCCGGAATATGTATTGTAGCAGCTATGATTATCTGCGCAGTATTTATTTATAGGTCAAGAAAGAAAAATGATAAAGCTCCCTCATCTGCAGTACAATCTATTACTGATGATAAATCAGCTAGACTGCTGACAGTGGAGAACGAGCCACAAGAGATGGCCATTCCGATGGAGATGCTTCCGGCTAAATCAATACCAGATGAGAGCAAGCTGGTAGAAATTACAGATAGCAAGATCCTGGCGCATATCAATAATCTTGTCCCCGGCTTAGCTCAGGTTGGCAATGCTGCAAATAATGCAGTGCAGGCTGTTCAGGCTAATGGGGAGGTATTATATCGAGCAATAATCCCAGCAGGAGCTAAACTCACTGACTCAAAGACCATGGCTAGTGCAGTTCGTGGTTTTTATCGTGGAGCAGATGGAATTCAGGGACATGCAAATCTAGTAGCTACCGAAGCTCAGAAAGGAACAGCAGCCGTTGCCAATACTGCAGCTGCAGCGATGGGTGTGGCTTCTATGGTAGTTGGCCAATATTACATGACGCAGATTAATGCTGAGCTCGGAGAAATCAGTGACGGTATTTCCAAGATAGCAGATTTTCAAGATAACGAGTACCGCAGCAAAGTTTTTGGACTGGTGGCTCAAGTTAAAACAATAGCATCTTTTCAGGTAGAGATTCTTCAGAATGATGAATTAAGAGACTCAAAAATTTCGCAGCTCAACAGCTTGGAACAAGAATGCATAGAGCTTTTGGGATTGGCTAATTTGACACTTGCTGGATACGCTAAAAAGGAAGGCCTCGATTATAAGGTCTATGAAAAAGAGTTACATGAAGCACAAAACTGGTATATGTATCAGAAGACTTTGTTGGATGTGCTTTATAAAATATCTGATCTGAGATATGCTCTACACTTTGGTGCTGTATCGAGAGAACAATGTACTGCCTTACTTCCGACATATATTAAGCAAGTGGCGGATGTGCAAGAAAAGCTTTCAGAATGGCATCAGAATACTGCAAAACGTCTGAGCATTGATACATCAGAGACTCGTCGTAAAAGAGATCACCTTGATGGGGTTATTCATTTCCTACCAGGGCTTTTTAATGATGATTTTAATTTCCGTTCCATTTCTAAGGACACAGCAAGTATGATTCAAGTTCAGGCCATTGGTTATGTGGGCACCCATCCCTATGATGAGTCGAACTTGTATCAGGAAGATGTACAGCTGATCGTTAAGAATGGAAAAGTATATTATTTGCCTGAAAGCAAAGCTGAATAAGAAAGCAAAAAGAGCAAGCCACACTATAGGCTAATAACCTATCCAGGCAGTTTGCTCTTATTCGTTTATATCCACACTTTTCCGGACATGAATTCCAAGTAAATTTGTCCTCGTAGATGGTAATTTTTTTTCGATGAACCTGCCGGACAAACGGCTCGTTGTAAGTGGCATAGGAGTGGCAGATTGAATTGCAAAATTGATAAGCCAGTAAGTAAACTCACATGTGAATACCGGATTTTAAAATATCAGTCAAATAGCCATAATAAATTCTCTAAAATAGAAAAATGTAGGGCTATAATATAGTGATTTTAATGACATGACATTTCCTACGTAAATCTAAGGCTATATCACTTCATTGCAAAGGAGGTGGAACGTATGGCCAAATACACTGATGAAGAAATCAGGAATATGAAGAAGATAACCTGCAAAATTGCCGGAGACTATCTTGGTATTGCTCCAATGGCTGTTAGCATTGGCATGAGAAATGATTTACTGCCCATAGGTTTTGCCGTTCATAACGAGGATCGGTACTCTGATAGCTGGAGCTATAACATTATTGCCGAGCGCCTGATTGCCTATAACCACGGGAAGGTTAACGAAGTGCAAGTCCAAAATATCGAAAAAAACCTGAACACAATTATTTCTCAGTTTGAAGAAATGAAACATGATCTGCTTTTTTTATTAAGCGAAAAAGAGGAATTGGAGGGATAAAACAATTTGATGCCATTCTTGGTAGAATCTCCAAACAGAAGCCTGCTGAAGACGGCCCCAGCTTAAGCCCGATGGACAATCAAACGACTGAATTGCCACATGAGCCAGTTGAGCAAGAATCCACGCAGTCGAAACCGAAAAATGTAACCGCGCCCGTGTTGGAACCAATATTCACGACCGGAAAGGAGGAAATTGATATGCCGGAAGAGCCCGTAATCAAACTGACACGGCAACAGCTTTACGACGAGATCTGGGAGATATCCGTCGCTGGTTTGGCAAGAAAATATGATATCCCCTATTCACAACTCATGAAACAAATAAAAGAAGCAGCCATACCGACTCCTTCGTCCGGGTATTGGACTCAGCTCAGTTTTGGGAAACCTGCCACGAAACCAGAATTACCGGAACCAGCCGATGCAATGGTTCCCATTTACAAGACTGTTCCTCACACCCGGTCAAAGAAACAGAAAGTCGAACCGTCCCCCAGGGAAATCGTAAAAGAAACACAGGCAAATACGAATAAGCCTGTTCTTGCTGCTCCCGCTGGCGATACACCAATAAAAGCAGCGGTTGCTCTTCCTGCCGCGGAGATCGCGGCAAGTGCGGTATCGGTTGAACCTATGACTCCGTCTGCTTTAGCGGTCCGCGAGCCTGAAACATACACGCAATATGGACAGACTTATAATGTTTATGATCGGGAAACGCTTTATAAAGAAGTATGGGAAAAACCGGTAACTGAAGTTGCGAAGCGATATAAGGTTTCCGACGTTGCCATACATAAAGTCTGTAAGTCACTGGAAATTCCGACTCCGCCCGCGGGTTATTGGGCAAAACTGCGCGCTGGGAAGCCGGTTAGTGTGATTCCTCTCCCCGAAAACGACAAGGCTTCCAAGAAAACCGGTATTCAGACAGGCGTAACCCGTCAGCAGGACGCGGAGAAGGACACTCTTACCTTCTTAAACGAGGAAGATCGTTCCATCATTCTCGCAGTCGCTTCCCAGATTCTGCTGCCAAATGAGAAAGCGCGAATGCACTCCAAAATCATTGCTCACCATAAGGCTATTGTGGAATGGAAAAAGCAGCACAAAAGCAGCGATAACAGGGGATGGAACAGGCGGAACTCCGACCCGGCACCACCCTTGGCTGAATCCATCTCGGATGAAGCCCTGCCTCGTGCATGCCGGATCATCGATGCATTGATCAAAGCTATGGAACCACTTGGCTGCTCGCTAACCAACGATCTTGGCTTTGTAGTAAACGGTGAAACGGTGCAGTTATCTTTTTCTGAGTCTCAAGACCAAACAAGTCATGTACTTACAAAAGATGAAAATATGCAGCTTTTGGAATATGAGGATGAACGCAGACATTCCTCCTGGGCATCCAAGCCACAAATACGAAAGTACGATTATATTTTTAATGGGCGGCTCAGTCTGGCGGTCAACGGCCGGAAAAGTTTCCGCGATTGCAAATCGTATGTTTTGGAAGATCGTCTAGGCGATATCATGATCGAACTGTACAAAGCTGCTGAGGAAATAAAAAAGGATCGTGAGGCCCGCGAAGAAGCGAAACGTAAACGTCAGGAAGAGGAACGCCGCAAAGAAGAGCGCCGCAAGCGCTACAATGTCGAGGTTGACCGAACGCTAGCCCTGACGAACCTTGCAGAGGATTACGATACCGCTTGCAAAATCCGGCGATATATCGCTGTTGTTGAAGCGTCGGGGACTCCCGATGAGAAAACGGCCGAGTGGATTGAGTGGGCGAAGGCCAAGGCCGATTGGTATGATCCCACAGTCGCCAGAGAGGATGAGTTTTTTGGAAAGCGTGAGCATGAAAAAGCTTCTGACCAAAAGGAATTAGAGCATGAAGGCTATTGGTTTTAATCATATTGGGAATTATTGATAGGTGGTGGTTTTGAATATGAACACTAAAATTGATAGACAAATATTAATTACTGATAAAGCTATCTGCCGCTATATAGATAGTCTTTCTGTTTCTCCGCGAGGAGCTGTGTCACAGGATATCCTATCTCAACTGCGTAATTTTGTCGAACATATAATGTTGAAGCTTTATGCTAACGGTCAAGATATTGATGACACCTACAAGAATATATGTAAAGCAATTGAGTTTACGAAATCACGCGGTAATCTGAAAGTATTGCGACGATTTCACGATTATTTGCAAATTGTGGCCTCGCATTATACTCTTGACGAGGAAAATTCCGAACGCTTAATGCTGAAATATTATGAATACCTTTTGAAAATAAAAAATCTCCTGCATGAGAAGTTTTCTTTAGATGTCCTTGGAAATCTTAATAAATTTCCTCTGAACACGGATACGACCTTGCAAGATTATTATGAAAAGATTGCTGCTAAGATAAAACTACATAACACACAGAATGTTGAAAAATCCGAGAAATACTATGTTCAAAAAGTAAAGCCATTTTTTGTCGGTCAGTGCATTTATTATGAAGTGACCTTTACACCTGCAAATGACTATGCAAGCAAATTTAATCGGGTTATTGCATTTACCAATTTGGAAATAACAGATAACTATGCTGTGAAGTTTTCGTTAGCCAGTGATAGCGTTGAGATTCTTGGAAAGATAATGCCTATTGTCATCATAACCGGTTGGGAAGTTGCAATTCGAGATTGTGAGTATAAAAATTTTACGCGACTGATTAGAGGGACTAACGTCGCAACCGGATATGCAGAACGACAGGGCATTTCACAATTTTTAACATCTACAGGATTGAATTTGACGGAACTCATTGATTTCTCAGATGAAGATTTCCAAAAAGTTAAGCATGAAGCGACTCTTCGGGCTAAAGCAACTGTATTTTTCAATGATTTGGAGCGTTGCCGTGAGATTATCAGGACTAAGGATGCCGGTGACAATTTGCTAAGGTATTTACTTTATCATATGAATAACAAAGTCATTAAAAATCAACAGTGCGATACATTAAACGATAATTTGTCTGGACTTTATGTAAAAAATGGTTGCATACCATTCGATACGATGCCATTTAATTTTTCGCCATTAGGACATAATCCTAAATTAAGTGATTTGTTTTCTTGCATTGATGCTACTGGACGACAAGATGAAATACTCGCACGGCTAGTTAGAAACAATACTGAAATCAAAGGACAACTTTTTACACCAATAAAGGACATTGTGGGATTCGATAATGTAGCGGCACTCGCGAAAATCTATAATGATAACCTGTGGTACGGGCATCGTGAAAATTGCAAATTGGTAATTGATAATGGTCATATTTTTATTAACGGATATAAAGAAGATACCTGTTTCATTATTGATAAGCTTGAGGAGATGGCAAAATATGGAGTCAAAAACTATTCGAATTCCGTGAAATCATGGTTGAATGAACCTAACAACGGCGTTGACTGTGACGAGAAAAAAGCAGCCTTAACCCAGTTGTTTGAAAGCTCACGAGTTGCTTTAATCTATGGATCTGCAGGTACGGGAAAATCCACACTCATAAATCATATATCACATTTTTTTGCCGATAAAAGTAAACTATTTTTGGCACAAACTAATCCAGCCGTCGATAATTTGAAACGACGTGTAACAGCTTCTAACTGTACGTTTTTAACAATTACAAAATTCTTAAAAAGGCAGACTGCTATAACCGATTATGATTTGCTGATAATTGACGAGTGCAGTACGGTAAATAATCGTGATATGCGGTCAATCCTTAATAAAGCTACATACAAACTGCTGGTTTTGGTGGGCGATTCTTACCAAATAGCTTCCATTCGATTTGGTAACTGGTTTAGCGTGGCACGCGCGTTTGTTCCAAAAAGCTCGGTGTTTGAATTGACTAAACCATATCGGAGTAAAAATGAGGACTTGCTGACATTATGGGACAGAGTGCGTAGAATGGATAATACCATTCTCGAGCTTATTACCCGACAAGGATATTCTGTAAGATTGGATTCTTCAATTTTCGAACCTGCAGAAGCAGATGAAATTATTCTCTGCCTTAACTACGATGGGCTATATGGAATTAACAACATTAACCGTTTTTTACAGGAAAGTAATCTAAATGTTTCTGTACAGTGGGGAGTTCAACACTACAAGGTTAACGACCCTGTTTTGTTCAATGAATCCGACCGTTTTGCTCCAGTGATTTACAATAACATGAAAGGACGAATTGTAGGAATAGAAATTCTTGATAAAGAAAAGCCTGCCGAGCGTATACAGTTTGATATTGAGCTTGACAAGGCGATCAATGGTGTAGATGCTTTCGGTCAAGATTTTGAGTTGTTGGAAAGCGCTGAAAACGGAAATTCTGTTATTCGCTTTTGTGTTAACAAAATAGAAAGTACTGATGAAGATGATGATGACTCTTCGAAAACGATTGTTCCATTTCAAGTTGCCTATGCTGTTTCAATGCATAAAGCACAAGGACTGGAATACAATTCTGTCAAGATTGTGATAACAGATGAAATTGACGAGTTAATAACGCATAACATTTTTTATACAGCCATAACCCGTGCACGGAAAAAGCTGAAGATTTATTGGACACCTGAAGTTGAGCGAAAAGTTTTAACCAGCATTAAACCACGAAGCAATGGAAAAGACGTAGCTTTACTAAAAAGCTATATCAGATAAAAAGAGGCACCCTGCGCCAAAATCCTTGCAGAGTGCCTTGTGCGTTTCTACCCTATTCTTCCACTCCCACCGTCACGCCGGACTTGAATTCCACCGTAAACTTGTCCGCGTAGACGGTGATTTTCTGAATCAGCCGTTTGACCAGAGTCTCGTCAAATTCAGTGAGTTTGTTCGGCTGAGCGGCGATGAAGTTCTGCAATTCCCGGATGCGGCTTAAGGTTTCATCCTGCAGCGTGTTTTCGGATTCGGATTGCTGTTTCTGTGCGCGGAGCCGAAAAATCTCATCTGTGATGGCCTTGTAATCGTCCTGATTGTTTACTTTTTTGATGAGCTCTATTTGCAGTTCTTCCAGCCGTCTCTGAATCCCCTCTGGCGAAAGGGTATCTGTTTGCCGTACGGCAGCGGCGATATTCTGCTGCAGGGCGTTTGTGAAGTAGTCTTTATCTTCAAGGACCCGATTGATTGCTTTCACGGAAACATCCTGCAATACGGTTTCATTCACCGTGCGGTTGCGGCAGGGCTCTTTTGCCGAAGTGGACTCCAACCGGCTGATGCACCGCCAGACAATGGATTTTTTACCCCGGTTGTACCAGTGAATCCGGCGGTAAAGCTCTCCACATTCCCCACAGTAGACCATCTGCGCGAATGGGTGGTTGCAGGAGAAATTCCTTTTTCTGCCGGAAGGGCTGACATACACCACACGGCGGCGGACCAGTTCTTCCTGCACCTGCATGAAGATGTCCTTCGGAATAATGGCTTCATGGTCTGCTTCCACATAGTACTGCGGTACCGTGCCGTTATTCTTGGTTCGCTTCTTGGTAAGAAAGTCGACCGTATAAGTCTTTTGAAGCAGGGCATCGCCCATGTACTTTTCGTTTCGGAGAATTTTGTTGATGGTGCTGGTGTGCCATTTCGTATTTCCGGCTCCGGTGAGGATGCCATCCGCCTCAAGCCCGATAGCAATCTTGTCCATGCTGGAGCCTTCGAGGTATTCACAGTAAATTCTCTTTACAATCTCTGCCTGTTCCGGGTCGATGATGAGATGGCCATTCTCGTCTTTGGTATAACCGAGGAACCGGTTGTGGTTGACCTGCACTTTTCCCTGCTGGTAGCGGTACTGCAGGCCGAGCTTTACGTTTTGCGAAAGGCTCTGGCTTTCCTGCTGTGCGAGCGACGCCATAATCGTCAGGAGCACTTCGCCTTTCGCGTCCAATGTATTGATGGATTCCTTTTCAAAGTAAACCGGGATATTCTTGTCTTTCAGCTGCCGGATGTATTTCAGACAGTCCAGCGTATTCCTTGCGAAACGGCTGATGGACTTTGTGATAATCATGTCGATGTTCCCGGCCATGCAGTCGTCAATCATCCGGTTGAATTCATTCCGCTTCTTGGTATTGGTGCCGGAGATACCGTCATCGGCATAAATGCCCGCGAATTCCCACTCCGGATTCCTCTGGATGTACTCCGTGTAGTGCTTAACCTGCGCGTCATAGCTTGTTGCCTGTTCATCGCTGTCCGTGCTGACCCGGCAGTAGGCCGCAACTCTCAGCCTTGGATTTTCTTCATTTCTCTCATTGTTTCCGACCTGCCTTTTGGCAGGAATGAGCATAACTTTTCCCATGAATCTGCCTCGCTTTCAATCCGCCCATAGAGATATTCTGTCTGCAGAACCGAATCATTAAAATGCTTTTTCGCAGGTTTTACGGAAAACCTCGTCGGTAGTATCTGTTGAGCTGCTTTCTGTCTCCTGTTCTTCCGACCGAGCTTCTCGGCGCGGCTTTCCAACTCTTCCTCTGCTTTCTGAAATGTATCTGCATCAATAATGGCTGGATAGAAATCATCACCGAGATAATGCCGGTTTCTCATGATGCGCTTTGCCGAGCAGTGGTATATTTCTATACCGGCTTCTTTGGCGGCCACGGCAAGGGAAAGTCCGGAAAGATAACTGGCGTAAAGCTTTCGTATTTTCCGGGCATTCTCTTTGTCAACGACGGCAATTCCGTTTTCAATCCGGTATCCGAATGGTGTATGTCCCATGCGCTCATATCCTTTCTGTTAGCGTCAGGCCGCACTTCAGCTCGAAACAGAGCTCGTTTCTGGACTTTATGAGGATGCGGTTGACAAATTTTTCAAAAAGCGTCCCATCAAAGGCATCCAGCATAACGCCTCGTTCCGTGAAATGGAGAAGGGCGGTCGCTTCCGTAACCGTGTGGATGCCTTCACTTTTTCGGTTGTTCAGGAAATCAGCTTCCGACCGGAGGTCGTCAGCCTGCATCAAAAGCTCGTTCTTTTCTTTGTTGTAAAGGATTTTATCGAGGTATCCTTGTGCCATGAGTTTCTGGAGCGTTTCACGCTGCTCGGCGTTCTGCAGCAAAAGCGTCTGGATTTTCTGCACGCGGCGAACCGCATCGTCAGCAGATGAGTTTTTGATGACTTCAACATAGGGTTTCAGAATGAGACGGTGCGCAAAGACCAGCTTGTTTATCATGGTGACAAAGGCAAACTGAATTGCATCCTCTCTGATGAACTTCATCGAGCACTTGCTCTTGTCCTCAATGTGCGTTTTGCAGCACCATGCAGCATATTTGGAATCGCTGCATGTGTGGATTCTTCTCTTGAAGGTGCTGCCGCATTCGCCGCAGAGAATCTTACCGGAAAAAGGGTAACGATTCTGGTATTTGCGGTTTCCCTTTTCTACGCCTTTTTCAGCGGCGCGTTCACGAATGAGTGCCGCCGCCGCGTTGAAATCTTCATGGCTGATGATTGCCTCATGATGATTCTGCAATAAGTATCGGTTTTTCTCACCGCGATTGCGATGCCGGTTAAACCGGGAATCGGTATATGTCTTTTGAAACAGGCAGTCTCCGGTGTATTTTTCGTTTGTCAACATGTCGCGGACAGTCGTACTGGTCCAATGGCTGCTTCTCCTGCTGGGAATATGCCCGGCGTTGAGTTCCTCTGCAATGGCAGGACTGCTTTTTCCGGACAGCGTTTCAGAAAAAATCCGTTTTACAACTTGGGCCTGAGCGGGATTGATAACCATCTTTTCACCATTCCAGTCATAGCCGTAGGGTGGGTAACTGATTTTGAAGGTTCCGTTTTCAAATCGTTTCTGAACCGACCATTTGCCATTCTGCGAAATGGAAACAGATTCGTTTTGAGCCATACTGGACAGGATAGAAAGGAACAGTTCGCTTTCCATTGCCCCGGTGTTGATGTCTTCCTTTTCAAAGTAAACGGGAATATTCAGTGTAAGAAGTTTTCGCGTCAATTCAAGACAGTCAGCCGTATTCCGGGAAAAACGACTGATGGATTTGGTTAAAATGAAATTGATCTTTCCAGCTTTGCAGTCGGCCATCATTTTCCGTAGCTGCGGACGCTTCTCTTTCTTTGTGCCAGTGATACCTTCATCATAATAAAGCCCAGCGAACTCCCAGTCATCGCGCGACTTGATGTAAATTTCATAGTGCTCCTTCTGGGCCTTCAGGCTTTCTGCCTGTTCATCAGAATCGGTCGAAACACGGCAATAAGCGGCTACGCGAAGCTTCTTACCATTGAAATTGGCCTTTTTGTTTTCCTCAATTTTCGTGACCTTTTTCATGGACCTACCTCCTCTTGGTACGTCTATCTATCACTCTGAATGCCAGAAGTATCAAGCAATTTTCGGCATGATTTCCACGTACAGAGGGGAGAAAGTTCTGCGATTGATGTCCGTTAATTTGTTGAATTCAGCCTGTGAAATCAGACCGTTTGCGAGCATGGCTTCTGCAATTTTCTGAGCGCGGTAGTAATCGAAGTCACCCTGCAGCTTTTCCGGTGTAAAGAATCCGGTATTATTCGTTTTTGCTTCTTCCGCCATCGGTTATCCACCTCCACTTTTCACTGGAGATGGAGGAACGACTTGAGCGAAAGAAAATAAAAAAAGCCTGCGGGCATTCCGATGAGGGAACACTCGCAGGCAAGATAAATGCTGTGCAATATGTTATTTTACTGGGATTTGCCTTTACCCTTGTTGAAATCAATAGACCCCTACCATACCAATCCGTCAATCTCTTTGACAGCCACGTTACTTGTCCTCCTTTCCTTTTTCATCACGGTCATGCAACTGCTCCAGCACGGCCTTAAGCTTTTCCGGTATCGGAAGCCCGAGGTGCGCCGCATTCTCTGTCAGGGATAGGCCTTCGTTCGAGAGATAAAAGAAGATGATTGCCGTCCGGAGCACGCCCGGCTGGCCGAGAACTTGCACGTCAATTACGTTTCCGATTCCGACCAGCAGAAAAATCAGCACCTTCCGGCAGATTCCCCTGAAACCGATCTCGGATGAGAGCTTCTTGTCTGAAATTGCGCACAGGACGCCGGTGATGTAGTCACAGATGACGAAGATGAGCAGCGCATAGAGCAGGCCGTCGCAGCCACCGAGAAAATAGCCGAGCCACCCGCCGATGGCAGCAAACACAAATTGTATGGAATTCCAGAATTCTTTCATAAGACACGCCTCCTTGAATTTGTGCATGAAAAAAGCGGCCGCCCGTATGGACGACCGCTCCAGTCTGAAGACAAAGTATCAGAGGAAAGGTACTTTGTCTTTTTTTAATGCTTGGGAGATGGTAAAATATAGACAGGTAATGAGAAATGCTGAATGAAAAAAGTAATGGGAGCCGAGAGCAGGTCGGTTTTTACTGCATGGAAGATCTGGTCCCGAAAGACCATATTCTGAGAAAAATAGAGAAAGCGATCGATTTCAGCTTCATATACGATTTGGTGAAAGACAGGTACAGCGAAGATACGGGTCGTCCAAGTATTGATCCAGTGGTACTGTTTAAAATAGTATTCATTCAATATCTGTTTGGGATCCGCAGCATGAGGTAGACAATCAAAGAAATTAAGGTAAATGCCGCGTATCGCTGGTTTCTGGGGTATGACTGGAACGAGCCGATTCCGCATTTTACGACATTTGGGAAGAACTATACGAGAAGGTTTGAAGGTACAGATATTTTTGAGAAGATATTTTCCCGTATTTTGCTTGAAGCGGTGAAACTGAAATATGTCGACCCCAAAGCTGTGTTCATTGATTCTACGCATATTAAGGCCAGCGCCAACCGGAACAAGAAAATGAAGATACAGGTCCAGACAGAAGCGCAGCACTACCACAAAGAATTGATGGACGAGATTAACAAGGACCGGGAAGTACATGGAAAAAAGCCATTTGACGATGACGTTTCTGGAAAAGGCGGCGGGGCCGGACAAGCCAAAAAGGTTGAAAAAAGTACCACCGATCCAGAGTGCGGGATGTTCCACAAAGGGGAGCATGAAAAATGTTTTGCCTACACTGCACACACGGCCTGTGACCGTCACAATTTCATACTTGGAGTGGAACTGTCCCCAGCCAATGTATACGACAGCGTCATGTTCAAAAGTATTTATGACAAGGTAAAGACCGCCTTCCCTGAAATCAAGTATGTGGTAGCCGATACCGGCTACAAAATCCCGTATATCTGCAAGCAGATTCTGGACGACCATCGGGTTCCGGTATTGCCTTACAAAAGGCCGATGAGTAAAAAAGGATATTTCAAGCCGTACGAATATGTATATGATGAATATTACGACTGCGTCCTCTGTCCAAACAATCAGGTTTTACATTACTCGACCACCAATCGGGACGGATACCGGGAATACAAAAGTGACCCCGAAATATGCAAATGCTGTCCGAAACGGGCGCAGTGCACACAAAGCAAAAGTTGTCAGAAAACGGTGATACGGCATGTGTGGGCGAATTATCTGGATATTGCGGAAGATTTTCGTTACACACCGCAGGGAAAAGCAATTTACCGGGAACGCTCGGAAACCATTGAACGGGTTTTCGCCGATGCAAAAGAGAAACACGGGTTGAGATATACCACTCTGCGAGGTAAAGCCAAAGTAACGATGCAGGCTTTGCTTACTTTCGCCTGCATGAATCTCAAAAAGTTGGCGACCTGGAAATCGAGGGACCCGAGGTTCCGACCACAATTCGGCTTTTCAATTCTATCCTTACTCAAATTTATTCTTCATTCGAAGATCATTGTAAAAACGGCGCTTGGAACTTAGTCCCAAACGCCGCTTTGTCTACAATCTGAAACGGCCGCCCGTATGGACGACCGCTCAAAAGCTTTCTGAAAGGATCAAACGCTTAAAGAAGCCTTGACTTTAAAAACTGTCCATTCGCGGTGCTGGTCCGGATCCATCGGGTCGATGATTGTGTAAACAATGTTGCCACGGATCAGCCTGCAGGAAGCGGTAGTCAGCGGATTATACCGCAAAACAACATTCGCCGCGTCAATCACCTGGACGGACTGGGCAATCCACGCTTCGGTTCCGCCCAAAGGATACCATTTGCACCGCAGATAACGGGGCGGGTCAGTGGGAAGCAGGTTTCCAAGGTCAATCCAGTCGGTCGTTTTGTGAATACCTGTGCCGGTGACCACTTTCCTTTGAATGCGGATTAAGGTCCGCAGTTCACTGATGTGCATTTTGTATCTCATGGCAGGCGCTCCTAAAACGTGTCTTTGCGGATGCCAAAAAGGATGGCACGGAGCATGGAAGTCAGCTCCTTGAAATCCGCGCTTTCCCGGTTTTCGTACAGATAGGCCACCGCGTAAAGCTCCGCAATCCGAGCGGTTTCTTTTGAAGCAAGAAGCCCCGTTTCGTCTACACGTGCGATGTTCATACATAGTTTCTCCGCTGTTTCTATAAATCCCGTTATCATGGAATCCTCATCTGTAGAGTCAATATGCAGATAAAGCTTTGCTTCATCCAGTGTAATCAGCATAATGAATTACCGCCCTTATGTGCTCGCTCCGGCTTTCAGAATCTGGACGGCTTCCGGCAGCACGAGTTTGCCGTCGACACGTTCCTTTGCCACATAGCCGATCATTCCGTTACCGGCAAAGAGCTCGCGTAGTTCCTGAAAACTTCTGATTCCTCTGTCACCAATGTTGTAGTAGCTGAAATCACCGAAGGCAATCGCAGCTTTTCCGGCTGCCAGTGCGGGAGCGTAAGCGGAAGTACGCACCGGATATCCGCAGAGCCTGTCCGGTTCGTCTGCCTGGTAAGACGGCTGCCAGATGTAGGCCAGATTCTGATCCTTGAGCTTGCGGATCACCGCGAGGGTGGAATCGTTCAGAATGAAGCAGGCGTTCTTACGGTACGGACGCTTTAGGGCGTAAATCAGGGTGAGAATGTCATCGGTCGCGAGTTTCGTGCCGGTAAGAGTAACAGCTATTTCACCGCCGCCCTTGTCCGCAAAGATGCCGGTCGGCTTTCCGGTGCCGTCGCCGTTTAGAAAAGCATCCTCCTCGGCGTTACCGATTGCCTTGCCAAACTGGTCTATGATGTAGTTTTCCAGATTGAAGGCGTTGTCGTAGAGCAGTTCCTCGGTCACCTTGATGGCCACGTGGAGCTTGTGTGCATCGAGGACGATCTGGTCGAACGTCGCATCTCCGAAGGTCAACGCTTCGCCTTCCTCAATCCATGCCGCTGCGGGTTTCGTTCCTGCAATGTTGATCTTGTGCTCGCCGGACGTAGTGATGGTCGTTGCAAGGCTGCGGAAGATGTTTTCTTCTGTGAGTTTGTCGATAAGGCGGGAGTCCCATTCCTCCGGAACGAGGTAACCACCGTTCGCGTCAGTGCCTTCCTGCAGGATGTCCGACACCTGATGGAAGCCGCTGCGCATGGCTGTAAGCATTGCTTTCGCGTAGACGTCAGATGCTCTGCCATGCTTCTCCGGCTTATTCTCTGTTCCGACGCCTGGCTTCCCGGTGAGGGGAGTATTGACCGGTTGGCTCATCTGTTCCTCGATAGACTTTTGGCGGTTCAACCTGTCGATTTCCTTTGTGAGGTCGGTGATTTCCTTTTCTATCTTGTCGTAGGTGGCTCCGTCTTTCTCAGAAAGGATGCCGTCACTGCCGCGGTGGGATTCGAGAAACGCTTTTGCAGCTTCCCACGCCTTAGCTCTCTTATTGATTAATTCCTGTACATTCATGATGTTGTCCTCCTTATTAAATGAACCGTTTCATGAGGTCGAGACGCTTTTCAAGGTCTTCGACCGATCTGCCCATGCTGTGAATTTTTGCCTGCTTTCCGTTATCGGGCGGTTTTTCAGAATGTTCCCTGTAGTAGTCGCAGAGTTTCTTGTTCATGGCTGCTGCAACTCTGTAACGGGAGAAGAGCATAGATTTTGGCTTCTTATCCGGGGCATCTTCCTCAGATTTCTTTTCAGTGGAATCTTCATCTGGAGTGTTTTCCTCGTCCGGTTCCTTTCCGTAGAGGGAATCTCTCTCAATCACACCGTCTGCAAAATGCAGCTCGACTGCTTTCCCGGCATTCATCCAAGTCTCTTCATCCATGAGCTTACTGAGTTTATTTCTCGAAAGGCCGGTCTTTGTCTGGTAAGCGTTGACGATGGAGTTTTTCACCTCGTCCAACATTTCGATTGCCTTCTGCATCTCACCGGCATTGCCCATTGCGACTGTGCTCGGATTGTGAATCATGAGCATCGAAACTGGAGACATCAAAACTTCGTCGCCCGCCATCGCAATGACGCTTGCCGCGGAAGCCGCAAGACCGTCAATCTTAATTGTGACCTTGCCCTTGTAGTCGCGGAGCATGTTGTAAATCTGTGCTGCCGCAAAACAGTCGCCACCCGGAGAGTTTAGCCATATAGTGATGTCGCCGGAGTCGCTTTCCAATTCTGATCTAAAAAGAGCCGGAGTGACGTCGTCGTCAAACCAGCTCTCTTCTGCGATTGTCCCGTCAAGGAACAACATCCGTTCTCCCGTTTCCTGTCCGGGATTTGCTGGATCGGGCAGCTTATTTCTTGCCCATCTCCAGAACTTGTTTGTCTTTCCCATCGGTATTCTCCTTGTTTGAATTTTGATTGTATGCGGACCCGGCATCCGCGAGCTTTACCACGTTTCCGTTCAGGACGTGGATATTGCCGCCTTCCTCGTCGGAAAGGAGATCCATGTTCTCAAGTTCTCGCACATCGTTCACGGAAAAAATTCCGTTCTGAATGCCGGTCGAATAACCGTTCATGCGGCTCTGATAGTCTCCACGCAGGAGTCCGTCTACATTAAAGCGGATGAAGTAGCTTTTCTTTTCCTCCGAAGAGAGGAGCGAGCGCTGCATGGATTGTTCCCAGCGCACAAGCCATGGCTCCAGCGTATAGGTGACGAACTCCAGACTCTGGTGTTCAATGTTCGAGAAGGTCGCGTGTTCGAGGTCGCCGATCATGTGTGGCGGAATGCGGAAAATCCTCGCAATTTCGTCCAGCTGGAACTTGCGCGTTTCAAGAAACTGCGCCTGCTCCGGACTGATGGAAATCGGCGTATAGGTCATGCCTTCTTCCAAAATGGCGACCTTATTGGAGTTTGAACTTCCGCCGAAGCCTGTTTCCCAAGAACTTCTTATTTTCTCCGGGTCTTTCACGACACCCGGCATAGACAGGATGCCGGAGGGATTCGCCCCGTTTTTAAAGAAGGCCGCGCCATATTCCTCGGTCGCCATCGCCATGCCGATGGAGTTCTTCGCCATCGCGATCGGCGAATATCCGACCAGACCGTCAAAGCCGAGACCGGGAATATGCAGCACGTCGGAAGGCGTGAGCCTGACCGTCCCGGCCTTCATCGTCGGAGCATCGGATGTACTCATCTGATATTCGTAGTACAAATGTCCGTTTTCATCCCGGTCGACACGCATCCGGTTTGCCATGAGCGGATAGAGCGCGACGACCTCGCCGCGGCCGTTCCGTATGATCTGTGCGTAAGCGTTGCCCCAAAGTAAAAGGTGTGTCATGAGTGTTTCCCGGAAGATGAACGAAGTCATTTCCGGGTTCGGTTCGTCATGAAGCAGCGGATACAGCGGGTGGTCGATAGCCTTTTCCTTGCTGTTTTTGTCTGTATAGCGGTAAAGGTGCAGCGGAAGGCTTGCAATGGCTTCCGAAAGGACGCGGACACAGGCGTAGACCGCCGAAATCTGCATGGCGGACCGCTCCGTCACGGCTTTGCCGGAAGAACTGCTTCCGAAGTAGTAACGATAGCCACTGCCGTTTGTGGAGTCTTTAGGCTTATCACGTGACCGGAAAAGGCCGGATAATATGCCCATAAGTATTCACATTCTTTCCTATAAATTGGCATAAGAAAAGCACCTACCTTTCGGCAGATGCTTTAGAAGCCCTGATGCGATGTTAAAACTTTTCTTTGTATTCTGGTTTGACCGCGACATATTTTGCCAGACCCATTCCCTTGCTTACTTCAGAGTGATAGGAATCCGGTATTTGTGCTGCACGTACAACTTCAGTTGCTTTAATATTACTCTTGCGCATTTCGCCTGCATACATGACACCGAAAAGATGAATCATGGTACTTTTATTCGCACCATTGGTTTCATACATTTTACGCAGTTTGCTTCCCAATTCAACAATGGTCATTTGAATACCTCCCTGGCAAATTATTATAACAGAATCATACCACAAAAGGAGTGATTGTGGTATGACTTTGAGATGTCAAACATGATATTTAACTATAGCAATTTTCCATATAAAGAGGAAAGTGGCGATTGACCATTTGCTGTAGCCATTGTTTTGCAGTAAATGATGTTGCCGTTAGAATCTGCAACTTGATTTTCCCGTTTAAAAGTTTCGTTGCTATAATAGTTACTACACATGATTGCAAATCAGATAAACAAAATGCCTCTGTCATCGTAAACAGAAGCGCCGTTGTCATTGCCGCAACGGATTGCACGGTCGAGCGCCATGATCATTGCAATCGCACCATCGATTTTCTCTGTGCTTTTTTCCTTGTCCGCCTTGATGTTCCCGGCAGGGTCGGTGCGGATGAAGATGTTGTCCATCATCCAGCGGAGCACCGGGTGGCCACCGTGCGCGATGCGTTTTTCCAGCGTGAGCTTCATGAGTTCCTTGGTCGGCGGCGACATATCCTTGAAGCCCTGCCCGAATGGAACAACCGTGAAACCCATACCTTCGAGGTTCTGAACCATCTGGACGGCTCCCCACCGGTCGAAGGCGATCTCCCGGATATTGAAGTGCTCACCCAGACGCTCGATGAACTTTTCGATGTAGCCATAGTGGATGACATTGCCTTCTGTGGTTTCGAGAAATCCCTGCTTCTCCCAGACGTCGTAGGGCACGTGGTCGCGCCGGACACGGAGGTCGAGCGTTTCTTCCGGCACCCAAAAGTATGGGAGAACCATATATTTGTCATTCTCATTTTTCGGTGGGGAAACCAGAACAAACGCTGTGATGTCGGTCGTAGAGGAGAGGTCGAGGCCGCCGTAGCAGACACGGCCTTCGAGGCTTTCCTCGTCGACCGGGAACGCACAGGCGTCCCATTTGTCCATCGGCATCCAGCGGACAGCCTGCTTAACCCACTGGTTTAGGCGGAGCTGCCGGAACGCGTTTTCCTCGCCGGGATTTTGCTTTGCCGATTCACAGGCTGCTTCAACTTTATCGATGCCGACTGTAATGCCGAGCGACGGATTCGCTTTCTTCCAGATCTTCGGGTCTGTCCAGTCGTCCGTTTCGGCGGCACCGTAGATGACAGGGTAGAATGTCGGGTCAACCTTCCTGCCGTCAAGGATATCCTGCGCCTTCTGATGGACCTCGTAGCAGATCGTATTTGTATCATTCCCGGCAGTCGTGATTAAAAAGTAAAGCGGCTGCATTCTGGCGTCGCCGGAACCTTTCGTCATAACATCAAAGAGCTTCCGGTTCGGCTGCGTGTGCAGTTCATCAAATACGACGCCGTGGACGTTGAACCCGTGCTTTGAGTACGCCTCGGCGGAAAGCACCTGATAGAAGCTGTTCGTAGGCTGGTAGATAATCCGCTTTTGAGAAGCAAGAATTTTGATGCGCCGGTCGAGCGCCGGGCACATCCGAACCATATCGGCGGCGACGTCGAACACGATGGTTGCCTGCTGGCGGTCAGCGGCACAACCGTAGACCTCAGCGCGTTCCTCTCCGTCGCCGCAGCAAAGGAGCAAGGCGACCGCAGCAGCGAGCTCAGACTTTCCCATCTTCTTGGGAATCTCAATGTAGGCCGTGTTAAACTGCCGGTAACCGTTTGGCTTCAGAATGCCAAATAGGTCACGGATGATTCGTTCCTGCCAGTCGATGAGCTCGAAAGGCTTTCCCGCCCATGTGCCCTTGGTATGGCAGAGCTGCTCGATGAACGTCACAGCGTAGTCCGCCATAGCCTTGCTGTAGGCGGAACCTTTTGCCATGAAGCGGGTTGGCTTGTAATGTTTCAGTTTTCTCATTGCCACGGCGGCATCCTCCTTTCAAGGCAACATAAAAGGCCGCCTGTCGATGTATTAGACTGGCGATCCTCACAAATCTATGTTGGTACGAGAGAAAGAGCCGTACGGCTTCTTCTTTCGGAATATTTCTATTCATGTTCAGTTATATTTCTTTACCAAAATCGCATAGGCAAGCTGCGCGGCTTCCGTTTCCGGTTCCATATCCCAGCCCCGGTCGTAGTTGGCGATGACCTCGCCGTTCTCTTTCAGCATGAGCTTCGAGATCCTGCCTTCGTTTTCAATTCCGTACTGGCTGCCCTGCTCGTAGTGCTTGACCCAGTAGTGAATGATGTGATTTCCGATTTTTAGGCTTCCTTTGCTCCACATGGTCTTTTCCCTCTGTTTTATTCAGATGTGTTTTCCTTTTTGCATATACATATATCACTCTGAAGGGAACGAATAGCAAGCGGATTCCGGAGAATTCTATGCGAGAAGTCAAGCCTTTTAGGAACGGTAAAATTGTGTAGTTTACGCTTCGCCTGTGAGAATGAAATGCACATATTCCTTGCGGTGTTCCTCAAGGAAAAGCATCAGCTCATAGAAATCACGTTTGTAGGCAAGGCGCTGGACGGCGTTTACGTCGAACATATTTGTAAGGCCGGTGTTCTGAATCGCGAGAATCTGTTCCTTAATTTTCTCAGTCATCGGAATCCACCACCTTCCGCACGATGTCGACGCCGTAGATTACGTTGAGGCTGGAGCCGTTATTCCATTTCACGAGGAGGGAGCCGGTGTCGTCGACTCCAGTGACTATTCCTCTGGTGCCGATGGGCGGTGCCTGAACATCGTCCATCCGAAGGAGTTCCACGCGGCATCCCACTGGGAATTGCCGCTTCACCTTTCCGACCGTTTCTTTATTTGGAAATTTCATCGTCAGTTACCTCTTTTTTTGCCCCGTTCCTGAAACTCGAATTTCCTGTCAGGTTCTTCAGCAGAATCTTTCTCTCCTGCTTGTATTTTGGTCCTATGAATCCGAGCCGCAGAAGGAAGCAGCGGAATGCGTATTTCTCGTTGTCGGCCGGGTGTTCGGTACTGCTTACCCGTTTCTGGTCTTTCGATAGCTTGCAGAGAGCGGCAATGAAATGGGTGTATGCTTTGGCCACATCCGATCCAGGCATTTCCGGAAACCATGGGAATGAAACTTTATTCTTACCGATTTCAACCGGCATGTCGTCAATTTCAAGTGCCTTCTTGATAAGCGCACCTTTCGCCTTGAGCAGGTTCGTCAGGTTGCCGGTTGAGACCGCCGCCAGCGGAACCGAAATCGTAAGGCCCATGTTTTCGCCCTGTCCGGCGCCATCCGCCGTTTCAGACTCTTCTCCGGACGTTTCCCCGACTTTGGCAGTGAAGCCACGCTTGTCAAGCTCTTTGATAAGGTTCTCGGTTTTTTCGCTATCTGTTCTGTTGCCGAACTCCAGTGTTCCGTTCCGGTCGACTGTGAAACAGCCGACTTTGTAGGATGCCGTTGGCATTCCGAGGTATTCTGCCTTTTTTCCTGTGAGCGTGGCAATGACGTTGACTAAGGACTTCCTGTCTTTTCCTGTTACGTTGTAATCTACTTTCATTGGTATTTACCTCCTTCGTTTTGGTATGTACATCTATCACTCAGAAGGCCTTATTTATCAAGCAATTTGGGGCATTTTGTGCTGTAGAATATCGCCGAATTGCCGGGAGAAAATTTGTGTGTTATACACCCTCGGTTTCAACGTCTTTGACGAGGTCGGAATAAGGAATCTTCTCGCCGCGGCGTTCTACATACACATTCTCGGCATCTTTCGTATCTTCCACATACCGGCGGAGGATAACAGAGGCGTACTTCGGGTCAAGTTCCATCATGTAGCAGATCCGATTCAGCTTTTCGCAGGCCATGAGCGTGGAACCAGAACCGCCGAAAGTATCGAGGATGATAGCGTTCTCTTGGCTGGAATTCTGGATCGGATAGCCAAGAAGGTCGAGCGGTTTGGAAGTCGGGTGATCTTTATTTCGTTTCGGTTTATCGTAATTCCAGATGGTCGTCTGCTTCCTGTCAGCGTACCACGGGTGTTTTCCATTCTGCAGAAAGCCATACAAAATCGGCTCGTGCTGCCATTGATAATCGGAGCGACCGAGTACGAGACTGTTCTTTACCCAAATGCAGACACCCGCGAGGTGAAAGCCTGCATCAATGAAGGCCTTACGGAAGTTAAGACCTTCCGTGTCAGCATGGAACACATAAGCCGCGCCGCCTTTTTCGAGGTGGTCAGCCATGTTTTTGAAAGCAGAGAGCAGGAAGTTATAGAATTTCTCGCCCTTCAGGCTGTCGTTTTCTATCGTGAGACCATCCGAGGCTTTGAAGGAGACTCCATAGGGCGGATCGGTTACGATGAGGTTCGCCCTCTTGTCGCCCATGAGCGTGTTCACGTCATCAGCCAAAGTAGCGTCACCACACATGAGGCGGTGTTTTCCGACTGTCCAGACGTCGCCGCGTTTAACGAAGGAAGCCTTCTCCAGTGCAGCGGTCAGGTCGAAGTCATCGTCCTCGGCATCCTTTTCGGAACCGCCGTTCATGAGCTTTGAAAGCTCGTCATTGTCAAATCCGAGGAGCGAGAGGTCAAAGGACTCATCCTGCAGGTCGGACAGTTCAACGGAGAGCATCTCTTCGTCCCATCCGGCGCCCAGCGCGAGCTGGTTATCCGCGAGGATATAGGCCCGTTTCTGAGCATCCGTCAGGTTTTCGGCAAAGACACAGGGAACGGTGGTATAGCCTTCCTCACGTGCCGCCTGCACTCTGCCGTGGCCGACCAAGATGTTGTATTTGCTGTCGATGACGGCGGGAGAGACAAAACCGAACTCCCGAAGGCTGGCTCTCAGTTGCGCAATCTGTTCTTTTGAATGCGTCCTCGCATTCCGGGCATAGGGCACCAGTTTATCGATCAGTACCTGCTCAAATTTGGTTGTATCCATTTATATTCCCTTTCTGGCGCGAAGCAACCGTTCCATGACGTCATCTTGCGGATTGAGGCCACCGTATTCTGTTGAGCAGTTCTCCTTCACGATCTGGAAGATTTCATCCCACAAGCGGTTGGCCTGATTCATGTAATTGATGCCGATGTTAATGAAGGGAGAAGGGATCGGCTTGCCGGTCGTCGGATGCTTCGAAAGATATCCGAGCTTCGTCGTTATCTCTTCACACTGAATCCATCTTGCGGAGCACATAGCGTAGCGTTCCAAGAGCTGAGGCGAAACCTTCTGCGCGACACCGATTTTCTGGAGCCATTCCCAAGTTTCCCGGTAGATTTCACCGGCTTCGAGCGTCGAGCCGTCATGCTGCTTGGCAGAAAGGAAGTCGTGCGGCGTTTGCATGTCGGCACCTTCCATCTCCGGGATATCCAGCACCTCAAGCGGTCTGCCGCCCGGATTTCCATGCGCAGCTTTCTCGGATACTGCAGATTTTTTGCGTCCAGCACCGGGACGTCTGCCGCCGCGACCTCCTGTATTATTCGATTTCGTCGGCATGCTTTCACCGCCTTCCTTTATTACCCTTTTGAATACGCTTTTTTCGCGCGCGTGACCCCACGGCCGCTCCCCCACACGGCTGGCGTTGAGATTTCGACCGCCCCTACCGGTCAGGCCAGCGGTCGCCCATCTTTGCAGTGATCCTCGAATGGCATGCATGGCATAAGGCTTCGAGGTTACTATCAACGTGGGTTCCGCCATGCGAAAGCGGCAGGCGGTGATGCACCTCGGTTGCAGGAGTATAGACGCCGTGCTTCAAGCACTCCTCGCAGAGAGGATGGGAGACAATATATCTGTCGCGTATGCGTTTCCAAGTCCGACCGTATCGCTTCTTCTCGGCGGGATCGCGATCGTACTGCTCGTACTGCTTGTTGACGAGCTTTTGGTGCTCCTCGCAGTAGCGGCCGGACACAAGCTTTGGGCAGCCGGGGTAGCAGCAGGGCGTCAAAGGTTTATGCGGCATAGCCGCCTCCTTTCCCAGGCAAAACAAAAGCCCTCACGGGTTTGACTCCGTGAAGGCTTCGTCGTTTTACGACTTTCTATGCTATCAGTATACTACCGGGGATCGGGAAAGTCGTCCGCGATATTACCTCACCGCTTGCCGTAAAGCAAGGTGGACAGCCGGTCGAGCGCACGGTTCTTCTTGTTGTACGCTGAAGAACGCTCGATGTGAAAATGCTCGCAAATATTGTAAACCGCATTGATTTGCTTGCCCTCGTCGCACATGTAGAACTCGTGCAGCACATATTGCTCGTCCTCAGTCAGATTCTTCCACGCCGGTTGGAACCATGCCATGTACTCCAGTGCCTGCCGGTAACGCTCCTTCAGGACGTCAATTTCCTCTATGCCATTTAGAATGCGTTCCTCACCGGCCTGCGGGTTATGGACGTGCGGCATCCCGTCAAAGCCGGGGCTGCGGACGCTTTCTATCTTTTCATGCTCCGCCCGGATGTCGTCTGGCGTGTGTTCCAGAATGAATTGCATGCTGTCATAGTCCTTGAGGGCGTCCAAGGCGGCAGCCCGTTTGTTCAAGTATTTCCACGCTATCTGCATAACCGCACCTCCATAAAGGAAAGTTGAATTTCACTCGGATTGGCACGGATTGTCGAAGATTGTCTCAGATTTTCAGGTACGCCTTTACGGCGTTGATCAGGGCTGCCTGCGTGCTGTTCTTCTGGGAGAGGGCTTTCAGGATGCGGCCATCAATGGTTCCCTTCGTGATGATGTGCTGAATTACCACAGTGTTTGCGGTTTGGCCCTGTCTCCAGAGACGAGCGTTGGTTTGCTGGTAGAGCTCCAGCGACCATGTGAGCCCAAACCAGATGAGCGTGGAGCCACCACACTGCAGGTTGAGTCCATGCCCGGCAGAAGCGGGATGCACGAGGGCCACGGGAAGTTCGCTGTTGTTCCATCTGCGGATGCTGTCAGACGTGTCAAGGCAGGAGAACGGGATGTGGAGCTTGTGCAACCGCTCGGATATTCTAGGCGAGATCATGCTTGAACCAGTAGGCCACTAGAACGGGCTTCCCGTTTGCCGCTTCGATCAGGTCCTCTAGCGCGTCCAGCTTTCGGTCATGAATGTGAATGATGTCTCCGGTGTCAGAGTAAACGGCACCGTTGGCTATCTGACACAGCTTTCCGGAGAGGGACGCGGCATTGGCAGCTGTGATGTCGCCGCCTGGAAGCTGCAGAACCAGATTCTTCTTCAGGCTGTCGTACCGTTTCTGTTCCTCATAGGACAGGCAAACTTCGTATTCGTTGCTGATAAGTTTTGGCATCCTTAGGTGATCTGTCGACTTCATGGAGATTGTGATGTCCGATATTTTCCGGTAAATGGTGTCCTCCGCGCCCGGCAGCGGCTTATAGGAATAGATAATCTCACCATTTCGCTTATCCGGCATGAAGTAATTTGTCCGGTACTGGGTAATAAAGTGCCCTAGGCGCTGTCCCATATCCAGCAGCCGGAATTCTGCCCATAGATCCATCAGGCCGTTGGAAGAAGGCGTGCCGGTGAGGCCGATGATGCGTTTTACCTTGGGTCTTTCCTTCATCATGGAACGGAATCGTTTCGACCGATGATTTTTGAAGGAAGAGAGCTCGTCAAGAATGACCATATCGAAGTCGAACGGGAATCCGCTGTCTTCAATCAGCCACTCAAGGTTCTCACGATTGATGATGGTGATATCTGCGGAGGACGTCAGTGCAACTCGGCGTTCTTTTACATTTCCTACTGCAACAGAATAGGTCAGGTTTTTAAGGTGCGACCATTTCCCAATTTCAGAAGGCCAGGTATCGCGGGCGACGCGGAGCGGTGCGACAACGAGAACCCGGTGAACTTCAAAACTGTCGAACAGCAGGTCTTCGATGGCTGTCAGGCTTATCACCGTCTTGCCGAGGCCCATGTCGAGGAGAACTGCGGCAATGGGATGCGTTTCGATATAGTTGATGGCATATTTCTGATAATCATGTGGCTCGAAGTTCATCCAGCATTCCTCCAATCTGCTCTATGCTGTCAATCACATATACTTTGAAGCCCAGAGACCGGAGCAGCCGGTGCCTCGTCAGCTGGAGCGGACGCGGTTTCTTTCCCGGGGCCTTGAGTTCCGCGAATGCGAGAAAGCCATCAGGTAATAAAACAATGCGGTCGGGCATTCCGGCGAATCCGGGAGACACGAACTTCGGCGCAATGCCTCCCGCCTTTTTCACTTCCGTTGTCAGGCGCTTTTCTATTTCTTTTTCTATCATACAAAACCTCCGTCAGGCGCATAAAACGGGCCATGTACAAGGTGTATCAATGGTATTTACGGAACTTTTTCTTATAGCTCTTTTCTTTGCCCTAAGAGAGTTTTACTATATGACCTTGATACACTTTGTCATCGGTGCCATTCATTTCAGAAAATCCTCCTCAGCACCGGTATCTTCCCGTAAGCGGAGTCCCTTAAAGAAGCGTTTCCGTTTCAATGTGAACCGGTCAAAGCCAGCCTTCTCCAGCGCAAAATAGAAATCCGCTGTGCTTCGGACATATTCGTTGCAGTCAAGAGAGTAGTTGCGGTACGCCTGATACAGAGCCGCGGAGCTTTCTTTAAACGAAGGGTCAACCTCGCACTTGTCTTCAATGAAATGCCCGAACCAGTCGTTCTGCTGCCGGTACTCGTTAATTGCTGTCTGCACGCAGTCGGGAACCGGAATCTGGTAGTTGAGCGCGATTACTTTCTTTGCGCCTTCGATGATCCATGCCAGAATGCTTTCACCGGCGTTTTCATAGAGATACTCGCCGTAATTTTTGATGTCAGCCTTTCCGGCGATTTTCGCATGGAATGGGATCACGATGAGCCTGCGCCAGATCCCGTCGTCCGAAGCCGATACACGCGGCAGATGATTTGTGTAAAGCACCAGCGTATGGCAGGGTTTGAAAGAAAATGGGTCTTTATATTTCTTTTCCGCGAAGACGTCGTCCGTGGAGCAGAGCTGCTTGATGGTGGAGTCATTGAGCCTTGCGCCTTCCTGCATTTCTGCAGCAATCAGCAGTCTCTTCCCTTTGACCTCAGCCATTTCCGGTTTGATGTTCCTGCGGCATCCGACGGTTAAGGTGTCGGCGGAGATATTTCCGCTGTAAAGGCCGAGCACACGGGACACCGCATTCCAGAAGGTTGACTTCCCGTTCCGTCCGTCACCGTAAGCAATAATAAGCGCTTCCACGTAGACTTTTCCGATAGCGGCAAGGCCGCAGATCATCTGGACGTATTCGATAAGCTGCTGATTCTTCTGAAAAATTAGGTCAAGGCAGTCCAGCCAGAGCTTTTCGCCTTTCGAACTGGGCGAGACCGACGTAATTTTTGTGATAAAGTCATCCGCCGAATGTTCCCGCGCACCGGCCATGCCTTCTCTGAGGTCATAGGTTGCTTCCGGTGTGCAGAGCAGAAAGCAGTCCGCGTCCAAATCCCGCGGCGAGATTTCCAGCATCGGGTGCGATTCTTTCAGCGTTGCCGTGATATTCTTGGAATCCCGGCGGCGGATTGCAAAATCCCGATAGGCCTTTGCGGTGAGAAAATTCTGATAAGCCTGCATCTGCTCATTGCTCATGAGCTGCGCGGCTTTTGTTTTTGATGTATTGTCGAGGATATCCTGGGCACCGGTGTCCTTCAGCTTTTTCAAGGTTTCCATCATGTCTTTTTCTGATTCCTTCATCTGCCTTCGGGTCAATTCATGCGCGACTGCCTGAGCGCCGGGCTCAGTTTCCTGCCAGTAGTGGTCGCTGTAACGGATGAAATGCGTGGCCGGGGAGTAACGAAGCTCGTTCGAAAAGTACTTAGCGAGCATTTCGGCCTGACCGACGTCGGAAAAATCGTCTGGTTTATAGCTGTTTTCATCGTTATAAACTTCCGGAGGAACGTAGCCATCCTCCTTGCTAATCTTGGAATAAAAGCGCTGGGCGCTGCGCCAAATTGTATTAAGCTCACCGGCTTCAAGCGGTGGATTGCACTTTGCAGCTTCTTCAAGAAAGCTCTGGTAAGCAGTGTCCGTATCACCATATTTCTTAATGACGATACCGGCAAAGCGGGACATGGTCGCATTACGGCTGCCTTCCGGGATAACAGAATCCTTTTCATAGCCGCCTGACACGCCCTTGTCAAAATCTTCTCCATCAAGAAAATCCGTAAGATTCATGCGACCGGGATAGAGTTCGACATTGGGATCTGCTGTACCAAAAAAGAAACGTGCCGCATCCAGAGCTTTTGTATCAAAATACGGGAAGATGGAATTAACCAGTTTCTTCATATCACTGTAGAGCGCGGAATCGGTCACGCGGTCAATCGGAAAAAGTACATGGAATTTCGGCCTCGCAGGTTTTCCGTTTTTCTCACGTTTATGGAAACGGCTGTAATGAACGGCAAAACTGACTCCCGGAAAAGCGTCCATGACATCCTTTGGGGTAACCCAGTCTTTCGGATTCTCCGAATGGTCATTGTCGCAGTCTACCGGAAGGCAGTCAGCGGAGATAAAGTTGTCGCCATTCCTGTAGTGGTTCTTGTATTCCGCGCAGACATAATCGTGGGAAACGGCAGCTTTTAGATTGTCTGCATCCATGATGACGGTTTTATGCGGATAGGAGCAGTTACTCGGATTTCCGATAAAATCGGCGCTGTAGAGAGTGAACATTAGTCGTACACCTTCTCTGATTCCTGCTCCAGAACCTTTGTGATGAACTTTAGGGCGCGAATCATGGTTTCAAGTTCGCAGTCGCCACCGAGTGTGACTTCAAATTCGCTGCAGCCGAACTTATTCACATAGGAATTGACCGTCATGTCCGTTCCGCCTGCGTCTTCAATCCTGAAGTAAGCGCGTCCACCGTGGCCGGTATCGCCGCCCTTGTATCCTGTGGTACCGGCTTCCACTTCGAGAATATTGCAACTTACGACGTCGCGGCTATAAGTTGTGATCTCAGTACCGTCATCCAGTTTCTTTCTGTTTTCCTTCACTTCATACATCGCGTTAAACCTCATTTCTGGGTAGACTAAGGGCACCCATTCCTACTTTCCACTGGAGATGGATGTCCGGTTTGAGCGGATTATTTTTTAATCTTTCTGGTAAAATTCGCAGGTATAACCATCGGCGCGGAGCTTCAGACCTTTCGCCCACGGCAGAGTCCGTCCCATCTGTTCGCAGACAACCTCCATCGACATGCTCGGATCTGCTTCGATGACCAGCTCATCATGGACATGCATGACAATCGAGCAGCAGCGGAGCGTCTTCATAGCATAGCAGAGGATGTCTCTGGACGTTGCCTGCACGATATTTTCTACGAATTTCGGACCGTAGGAGCTGAGCCGTTCCCATTTTTTCGTTGCTCCGACGCCTTCATAGGTGATGCATTCGCCGCCGAACTTGTTCGTTCCGACACGCGGTTTCACATAGGCAAGGTTCCTGCCGGAGGGAAGTCTGATAAAGAGCATCCCAGATCTGCAGGAAAAGGTCAGACCATAGCCTGATGTCGTGTGCTTACATTTCACGGCTTCCTTGACCGCGTGATCGACATCCCACCAGAATTTCACGATGTGCGGATTCGTTTGCCGCCATGCATCAACCAGCGGAGGAAGCTCCTCTTCCTTGATCCCCATTTCGATGGCACCCATTGCCTTTAAGGCTCCGACGGAGCCTCCGTAGCCGAGTGCAAGTTCCGCAATTTTGCCTTTTTGTCTGAGATGCCCATTGATACCGTGCTTCACAACCGGGACATGGAACATCTGGGATGCGGACGCACAGTAAATATCACCGCCGTTTTCGAATACATTCTGACGCCATGTTTCGCCTGCATACCATGCAATCACGCGGGCTTCGATAGCACTGAAATCGGATACGATAAACCGACAATCATCTTTCGGAATAAAGGCTGTGCGAATCAGCTGTGAAAGCGTGTCTGGGACATCCTCGTAAAGCATCTTCACAGCCTCAAAATTGCCGGACTTCACAAGAGCACGGGCTTCGGCCAGATCGGGAGATGATTCTGCGGGAGGTTTTGCATCTGATGAGCCTGCCTGCCCAGCGACCCGTTCGACTGGCACCGTAGAATTGGAACATGCCGCGTGCCCGGCCATCCTTGCAGACAGCCTTCTGCATGGTCTGATATTTCCGGACAGAGGATTTAGCCAGTTGCTGCCGGAGTTCCAAAACCGTCTGCAGCTCCGGAGGAGCAGCTTTTAAGAGTTTCACAACGGCCTTTTTGCCGAGGCTGTCAGTTTCAAGGCCGTTATCCGAAAGCCACCGCTTCATTTGCTGGACACTGTTCGGGTTGTCAAGAGCCGTGAGTTTCTTCATGGCTGCGGTAAGCTCCCTCCTTGAGCGGGTATCCATCTCGATTGCTTTTTCGACGAGATCAATATCAAGGCGAACACCACGGTCGTTGATTTCCTGATCAATGTGGTATTCGTCCCAGACAAAGTCTGGAACCGGGAATTTCGCAAGCCTTGCTTTGATGCCCATTTCGGTTTCGACATCTCGCTTATTGTATTCCTTGAACATTTCCCACTTGTCCGGCGTATCTGACGGCAGGTTCCGGGTGCGGCCGCCGTTTGCCTTTGTCGGCGTACAGGGCTGGCAGAAGTACTTAATGAGCTCTTTGCCTTCGGTGAGTTTCTGCTTTTCCAGGTCGAGTACAGCGCCGACGCCTTCCAGAGAGAGTGGGAGTCCCATCGTGGCGGACCAGATCATAGAGCAGCGCCAGCTTTCCGGATTCAGAAACCGTGCCATCACGGTTGAGAGCGGATGATTATCATGAAACGGATCAAGACTGACACCGAGGCCCGCAAGGTAGCTGGACAGGCAGACACGTTCGAAGGAAGCGTTGAACGCCCACTTGATAACGGAATCATCAGTCAGGGCATCAAGAATTTCCGGCGGAATTTTTTCGCCTTGTGCAAGGTCAATGACGGATACTTCGCCGCCATTGATTGCATAGCCGAAGAGCAGAATTTCAAAGCCCGGAGATTCCGCATATTTATAAACACCACACTTGGAAAGATTCACGTCGCTGTAGGTCTCGATATCTATGGATATGTTGCTCAATCGATTCACCTCAATTTAAACAGGCGACAAGGAAGAATCCCTGCCGCCTGACATCTGCTTATTTTAAAGCTTTCATGCGCGCTTCGTGATATTCCAGATCACGGGCAGCCTGTTCCTTTTCACGTTTCTCACGCCTGCGGTCGTACATTGCATTCTGAATTGCACTGATCAGAAACACAATGCTGAAGCAGAGGCAGATGACGAGCAGGATGATTACCAAAATGGCCTGTAACGTTGTCATAGGTTTTCACCGTTCCTTTCTCAGTTCAGGAAATCCTCATTATCGTCAGTTGCAAAATCTTCCTCAGCGCTTGCCTTGCCACCGAGCGGTTCTCCGTCGCGGATTTTCTGCAGGTTGTTGAGGCCGCAGGCGATTCCCTTGTTACCGGAAGAGTTGAAAGCGTAAAAGGTGATGCTGGCTCTGCCGTAGACGCCGCTGTAAACTTCAGAACGGGTCAGGATTGGATTCACATCTGCATCCACGATGCCGGGAGCAGAGGTAGCGTTTGCGTTGATGAAGTACGCATGCGCGTAGGCCGGGTCATCTGGGCGTTCCGTGTCGCCGTCACGAAGCGGCGTTTTGATGGCGGAAAGTGCCGGTACGGTCTTACCGTTGCCCTTAAGCTTTGCTTCACCTTCCTTGTAGGCGGCTTCGATGGCGGTCTTGATTTTGGCGAGTGTCCTAGTATCGGACTTCGGAATGATGAGCGAGACGCTGTACTTCGGGGTGCCGCCATTGATTGACTTCGGTTCCCACACGTTGGCATAGCTCCAGCGAGTGTCGACACCGGTGATAATTTTCATGGGATTACTGATTGCTTTACTCATAATGTTTGTCCTCCATAAAATCATTTTTTGCTGTGTTCATTGCTGGGCGCTTGTCGCTTTCCGGCACAAGTGTCGGTTTGCCCTGCGGTTTCTCAATGTAGGCTGCAAGAAGCTCCTCAAAGCGTCTATTTCCGAGCATCTTCTGCATGGCGGTGATACCAAGCAGCTTCTTTTCATATGGGTCAAAGCCCGCTTCTTCGACGGTCTCGATGACGGCGGCTTCGTTTGAATACCTGCGGTTCGAGCGGCCTTCGACGAGCTTGAAACCCTTCCACTCCTTGCCGCTTAAAGCTTGCTGGAGTGCGTAATTCTTGATGTCGGATGCCCAGCTCACCAGTTCGTCGATTCGAGAGAGAATAACCTCAATTTCTGTATCTGAAAGCAACGGTGGGAGTTTGAAATCATACTTTGCCATTTCGAGATTGGCTTCGGCTCTGGCGCGGCACTCATTTTTTGCCTTGCAGAATCCGCACCATTCGCCGCAGAGAAAGTTCCCGTCTCCGGCAAAAGCAAGGTCTGCGGTCGGCTTGAGGACCTTTTTTGCCCACTTGTAGAGATCAGCCTTTGAAATTTCAAAGGTGCTGATGTTGTCGCGCCTCGGCTGGTATATCGTCATACTGACTTTCTCGATGTCGTAAATATCGTCGAAAAGTTCCAGCGCACCGAGGGCGTAGCATTTCATCTGCGGGTTCTCTTCAGCGGAAACCAGCACGCCGAGGCCGTATTTGAAATCAAACACCTGGAGTGTGCCGTCTGCGATAATGAGACAGTCGGCAGTTCCGAATCCTTGTTTCACCCAGCGGGAGAAGTCTACTCGCTGTTCAACCATTACGACCGGGTCAGGGCAGGTTTCCTTTGCAGCTTCGACCTGTTCGATGACATAGGCAGCATACTCGGTTGCGCAGTCTTCCATTTCTTCGTTGTAGAAACTGAGGCTTTCGGTCGGATCTTTGGCAGGCTGTCCGAGTGCCTTTCGGAGCTTGAACTCGCAGAGCGAGTGTGCATCGGTTCCTTCTACAGCGTAGTTGCTGCCTTTGTCCTCATAGGTTTCGCAAAGCCTTGCTGATGGCGGGCAGTGGAGCCACCTGTCGGATGAGGATGCAGACAGTACAGCGTGTGCCTTACTTGCCATGGCCGAGTACCTCCGCGTCCTCCATCAGGGCTTTGTAGTTTGCCGGGTCGATCTTCGACAGTTTGGCGGCTCCGTACTTCTTCAGAAGTTCACGAATTTCTGCGGTATGTCCGTCACGGGACTTTTCTGCAAGGACTGCACGTACCTGCTCCAGCGTGAGAGTCGGTTTCGGTGTGGGCTCTTCTTTGACAGCACTTTTTGAAATCTGCTGCTTAGAATCATCTTCACCGGAGAACTGCTGAGTCAGCCAGTCAGCAGCGTCGTTAATAGCGGCAGCAGCACTGCGCAGGTCTGCGATGGTTTGCGACATTTCGTTCATTTTCTCCATAGGATTTTTTCTTCCTCCCCTCGGATTGTCTTTGTCTGGTGAGAAGTGAGAGGTTTCTCGCCAGTCTGGCAGATACACGGCTAATAGAATTCAGAATTTGAATTTCTTCAGTTACGTTGCCGCCGGAATTGTTGTAGTTTCCGTACATTTCGTTCTCCTCGCTTTCGGAAGGACTTGTTTTTTCTCTTACCTTCACTTCCCACTGGAGTTGGACCGGGAATTTGAGCGGATTATTTGAGCGGATTATTTAAAAAACATTCCGGCCACCATCCCAAATGAGGGACAGTTGCCGGAAAAAAACGATACTTATGATGAATTACTTATCGCCGCGAATTTTCCAAAGCTCGGTACGAATTTTCTTCATCTGGTCTGCAAATGTACGCTGTGGACGACCGAGCGCTTGCGCGATCTTGCGATCGGAGATACCTTTGGGGTTGTCCTTCCAAAGCTGAATGATGCGATCGGCGTCAGGGTCGAGCTCGCGAAGACGAGCAAAAAGCTCCTCCAGAAGCATGCGGTCAATGATAACATTTTCCATGCGCGGGGTACTATCTGGCAGGTAATCATACATATTGCCATTGCTGTCCGTGGTTGGTTCGTCAAGGGAAAGCATGTCTCCAGCGGCGTGGTATTCGCATCCAAGACAGTCGCCGTCACACTTCCAGATATAGTTGTAAGGACACATGCAGCGGTGGTGATGCTGCTCCCGATTTCGGATACGCCAGATTTCAGGATAAAGGGTGTGGTACTGTTCTTCTGTAATAGGAACGAGTGTGACCTTTAAAGGATTCTTAGTGTCACGGAGTGGATAAAAACGCTTTTTGTCTTGATTCGTCATGAATTTTTCCTTCTTTGGCATTGTTTTACGTGATGCCGTAGGAGAAAAAATTCAGTAAGAATGAATGCCCGTACTTTGTCTATGGCTTTTCGGGTAGTCACGTGCTATACTGTTTTAGTTGGGTTTGTTATGATTTGTACAAACCCTGACTCATCCGAAAAAACCGACCCGAACTTCTCCTACGGTTCTTACAGAGCTGAGTAAGAAGTAGGAAAGGTCACTATTCACGTAGTCGTCTGAGTTGCTTTAGTCGCCTGAGTCGGTATTTTGGAAAAGAAGGCCAATCAATGACAAAAAGCGATTTTTATAGGCTTTGCGGAGGCACGTTTTTTGTACTTGTATCTAATGCGAGAAAACCAATACAAAGTAAAGCTGAATGCTATAACGGGATAACAAGTGGATTAACAGAACCAGAAGCGCTCTTGGCATTGGCAAAAACGGTGATCCCGGATATACCCAAACCAATGAATTCAGAAATGAAGACTCTGAAAGACAACACTCGCGATTTCAAAGCCTGCCTTAGTAACGGTGGCGGCTTTTTTCGATTTGGAGATCAAGCTGTACTGAAGTCTTTTGATGTTCGGGTGAGGCAGGACTATAAACAGCCGCTTGCCGCGATGAATGATTTCATGGATGAATTTCTGGACATCAAAACGAGCACAAAAAAAGACGAGTACCTTGTGAAAGGTCTCGTCGAGCTGCTGGATGCCGATAAGGAAATTGGCAATGATGAAATTTTCTATGTGCGTGCGGACGGAAGCACTATGACAAAAAGCCAAATTCTTACCGCTTCCGAACTTTGTGTACAGCCATTTTTACTTGGCCTCTGGCATTACGTGCTAACTGTCGTCAGGGACAATAAGGTAGGCAAGGACACATATAAAGATTTCTGCCCTCCAAGAGGCGGAGCTGAAAGAATTTATACCAAACAGTTAGGTGAAAACAGCAAAAGAGAAATAGCGATAACGTACTGTGATATAGATAAAACCGATAATGACTTTACTGCGCCGAAAGAGCATATACCCGGCGAAAATGAAGAGAATCGCGCCTATAAGGAAAACGATACTTCCTCTGCAAATGGAGAAGCTGCATCGGTTCCCGGAACGGTAATTAACAATAACCCGTTCTTTCTGAATATCTCCGGCGGTAATAACTCGATATACAACCATGTAGACAAAGTTGAGATAAACCATGAGGCGAGGAGGGACAAAGGTGAATGATGATATGGTTCCTTTTCAGTCGCATCAGATCATAACCGGGAAGCCGACTGAAATTGATATCAGTGGCGGTGAAAACACTCTGATTGCCCATGCTAATAGCATAGAAAAAAATGTAAATGTCATCATTGCAGGTACATCGCAGAACCAGTCCGGTAGCCCAATGATTAAAGGCTGGAATCATGATTATTACAATCTGTTTGTTATGGGTGGGGAGTCATTCCAAGAATTCTCTCAGGGTGATTTTGTTGTACCAAAAAGTAGTGCTCTAACTGAGTATGTAGCTAAAGATATAGCTGCACAGATCAATGCGCTGGACGATATTGCGATTGCGACCGTGAAAAAGTTCTTTTGCATATTTGCAGCAAGAAATTATGAATATGGTTTTCCTGAAAATGGGCAGCATGCAGCGTTCGGATTCATAAATAATGTTATGAGGCAAGATGATGGATTCAAGATTTGTTATCAGACGCTCAATTCAGTGTCGCAGACACGATTAAATGAATTGCGAACGGAGCTTGCGATAGAAGGGAAATCTACTATTAGCGAGTTTGACAGTACTCACTGGTCAGTTAAGAAGGTTAATTTGGTAGAAGTGTTACGGGATGCAGGAATCATGAACTGTTTTCCGCAATAAGGCGTAGCGGCTATATGTGTTATTGAGCAATATTTGGAGGTTAGATTGTGAACAAGGAGACTGAAAGCAAAGCAGCAGAAAGATGGGTAAATTTAGAAGATATTGCTGAACATTTAAGTGTAAGTCAGGATACGGTTCGCACCTGGATCAAAGGAGGCAAGCTTCCATTCTATCGTGCTGGTAAAAGATATAAATTCAAAATATCGGAGGTTGATGAGTGGGTTAGAAATGGAAAGATCACAGAATAAAACGCTCTAAACTATTTTGTTTCTGACAGGGAGGGTACAGAATGACTGAAAAAATGAAATCCGTGATCCGAAAGATCACGTTAAATGAAGCAACTTTTCATGGGCAAGTAATAGAGCCTACTTATGTGAATTTTTTCTATGGTAGGAATGGCGCTGGAAAATCTACGGTAGCACGAGCTATTGAACATAACGATGGCTTGGAATGGCAGAATGGGCATGTTGCTGATGATTTCGATGTATTGGTATATAGTCAGGATTTTATAAACAGAAATTTTGCTACCTATGGAAATCTTCGCGGTGTGTTTACCATAAGCGAAACAAATATAGAAATTCAGAAGCAGGTTGAAGAAAAATCCAACCAGAAGAATGAACTTGAGGCAAGGGCCGGAAACTATACAGAAGAAAAAGCCAAAAAGGATGGCGAGCAATTTGTTATCCGTAAAACTTTTGAAGATGGGTGCTGGAAGAAAACAAGAGATATTTGCGATACTTTTAAGGATGCGGTCAAAGGAACTGGGACTAAGAAATTATTTGCAGATGCGGTACTTTCTGTAAAAATGCCAAAGGAATACAATCTCGAGGCACTTGCGGAATTATACCATGTTGCATACAATTCCAAAGCCCGAACATATAATCTTTTTTCACGAGTATCTGGCGCTCCCTCTTATGGAAAACTGCCCGGTCACGATTTGATGGATAAGATCGTTGTAAGCAGCAGTAAGACCCCATTTGCAAAATTCATCAAGGCTCTGAATGCTTCCGACTGGGTTCGTCAAGGCCATCAACATTACTCAAAAGACGCCGCTGGCCGCTGCCCGTATTGCCAGCAGAAACTTCCTGCTAATTTTGAGTCTGAAATTGCTGCATGCTTTGATGAAGAATATCAACAGGACATCAGTGAAATCACACGTTTTCAGTCTGTATATACAAGAGAAACATCAGCCATTATTGAAAAATTAAAATTAAATCTTGATGACACCATGCCTACGCTTGATCTGGCAGAATACCAGAACAAGCTTAAGCTCCTTGAAAGCAACGTAAAAATCAATGAACAGCGTATTGCTGAAAAGGCGAAAGAGCCGACCTCAGTTGTTTCTCTTGAAGATATAGATTCGCTTCTGATTGACATCGGACAATTGATAGATGAAATCAATAAGAAAATTAAGGCCAATAATGATGTTGTCGGAACTAGACAGCAAAAAAAGGAAGAATGCAAAAATGCTTTATGGTCACATATCGCATTCTTGCTGCAGGAAGAAATTTCAAGTTATAAGACAAGTACCACCAAGGTGAAAAATGAAGCCGAGGAGTTCAAAAACAAGGTGGTACAGGCTCATAAAGACGTAATGGTTTTGTCAAAGGACATTACTGAGCTTAATAAACAGGTAGTTAATACCAAAGCGGCAGTCGATAGTATAAATGATCTTCTTCGTGACTCCGGATTTCAGGGATTCAGCCTTAGAGAGAAAAAGGGTGTTCAGAATGTTTATGAAGTCATCCGCGAAGATGGGTCAATTGCTGAAAACTTAAGTGAGGGTGAGCGAAATTTTATTGCATTCCTTTATTTCTATCATATGGTGAAAGGAAGCCGGAACAGCGATGTCGTTAAAGACAAAGTCGTTGTAATTGATGATCCGGTTTCCAGCATGGACAGCAGCGCACTATTTATCGTTAGCGCTATTGTCCGCGAGATGATAACTATCTGCAATAATAATGCGCAGATAAAGGACGACGATATTAAAGGAACATATATTAAACAGCTCTTCGTTCTGACACATAACGTCTACTTTCATAAGGAAGTTACATATCATCAGGTGCAGAGATATAGAAATGTTTCCTTTTATGTAATACAGAAGGTGGATAATGTCTCTACCGTTAAGCTCTGCGAACGGCAATGCAGCGAAGTCCCTTCTGAAATGGAAAATTACAATCCTGTTCAGAGTTCTTATGCAGCTCTTTGGAATGAACTGAAAGAGCTTGATTCTCCAATCCCTCTTTTGAATGTAATGCGCCGAATACTGGAATATTACTTTATGCAGCTTTATGGCTATGAAGGCGACGATTTACGGAAAAGGGTATTGGAAGACAATAAACCGAGTTTTATTGTTCCCGGTGCTACCGAAGATGATAAGCCGGATAACACCAAATACAATCTGGCATCTGCAATGCTCTCCTATATTAGCAATCCAAATGGCATAAGTGATGGGCTGAATTTTACAGAGGATTATGCCAATGTTGATCAATATAAAGAGACTTTCCGGGAAATCTTCTATGCTCTCCATCAGGAACAGCATTACAAAATGATGATGGGAATTCAAGATGATGATTGAGTCCATCTTTTGGAACCTTAATCATTTATAATAACATATGGAAATTGAGGATTAGAAAATGGCAGAAAAAGCAGTGATAGATGCAATGTGGGATGATTCTCCAGTTGATGTATCGACGGAAGTCAATTTTATATGGTCCATCGCAAACAAGTTGCGTGGAACATATCGGAGCGACAAATACAAGGATGTCATCATTCCGATGACCATCATTCGCCGGTTTGAGTGTGCACTGGAACCGACGAAACAGGCGGTTGTTGATGAATATAAAAAGGATCCGACCTTCCCAACAAAAGCGATGTACCGCGTGTCCGGGTTTCAGTTTTACAACACAAGCGAATATACGCTGGCGGAGCTTATTAACGATCCCGACCATCTTGCCGCAAACTTCAAATCATACATTCAGGGCTTTTCTTCCAATGTGCAGGAGATTCTGCTTTCAAAAGAGAAAGGATTGAATTTTGGAGAAGAAATTGACAAGATGGATAAAAACAATCGTTTGCTGTCTGTGGTGAAGGCTTTCTCTGAACTCGACCTGAATCCACACACGATTGACAATGTGAAGATGGGATATATTTTTGAGGAACTAATCCGAAAATTTTCTGAGAATGCCGAGGCCGGTGATCATTACACTGGGCGTGACATTATCAAGTTGATGGTAAATATTCTGCTCGCCGAAGGCTGTGATGATATTTTCGACGACGGCAAGGTCATTACAATTTTGGATCAGGCTTGCGGTACAGGTGGAATGCTTTCCACCGGATACAATTTCATCAAGCGTTACAATCCCACTGCAGATGTGCGCCTTTTCGGGCAGGAAATCAATCCAGAGTCTTACGCCATGTGCCTTGCGGAGATGCTCATTAAAGGGCAGAATGCGGAAAATATCTGTTATCAAGACACAATGCAGGCCGACCGTTTTCCAGACATCAAGATGCGGTTCGTGCTGGAAAATCCGCCGTTCGGTGCAGCGTGGGGCGGCAAGGACGCTGCAGAGAGTGTCGAGAAAGCAGTTAAGGATGAATACGAAAAAGGTATGGATGGACGTTGGGGAGCGGGCCTTCCTGGTTCCGGCGATATGCAGATGCTGTTCTTACAATCTGCTATTAATAAGCTCGATGATAATTATGGTCGCTGTGCCATTATCGAAAACGGTTCCCCACTTTTTTCTGGCGGCACATCATCCGGAGAGAGTCAAATTCGCAGATGGCTGCTGGAAAATGATTTAATTGAGGCAATTATTGCGCTTCCGACAGACCTTTTTTACAACACAGGCATCGCAACCTATATCTGGGTGCTTTCTAAGAATAAGCGCAGGGAGCGTCAAGGATACGTTCAACTGATAGACGCATCGAACACTTTCCATAAGCTGCGCAAGGCTCTCGGCAAAAAGAAAAATGAAATAAGCCCGGAAGATCGCGCGGAGATTACAAAATTGTACGCAAATTTTCAGCCGGGTGAGTTAGTGAAGATTTATAAAAATACGGAGTTCATATATCGCGAATATACAGTAATGCAGCCACTGCAGAGGAGCTATGTAATTACGCAGGAGCGCATCAATGCGATGGTTTTAAAGGGCTCGCTGTCTTCCCTTTACGATGAGGCAAAGGTTAACGAACTTGAAAACGCTGAAGAACTGACTGGCAAAGATCAGAAGAAGCTCGAAAATTATGAAAAGAATAAACCGCAGTATGACAAGATTATAGAGGCGCTGCAGGCAGCTATATCGGATAAGGTTTATCTTTCACAGGGTGCTTTTGAACCTGTGCTGGCTGAGGTCCTGAAACCGGTCACGACGGATAAAAAGCTACTTGGCAAAATCGCGGATGGTCTATCTGTGATGGATAAGTCTGCGGAGATTCAAAAAGATAAAAAGGGCAATATCATCTACGACAAGGAAACAAAAGACACTGAGATCGTCAAGTGGGATGAAGACATTGATACATACATGAAACGGGAGGTTTGGCCGCATATTCCTGACGCGAAGGCATCCTTTGACGAGGACTTATCGAAGAAGAATCCGATTATTAAGACCGGCGCAGAAATTCCGTTCACCCGTTACTTTTACAAATATCAGCAACCTGTTCCGAGCGAAGAGCTGGAGACAAAGTTTATGAATTTGGAAAAATCTGTCTCCGAGCGCGTAGCAAAGCTGTTCGACTAA